CTGGTTCTTCATACGGCACTGTTGGCCTTGAGGCTCCTAGTGGTACGTTTGTCGAGTGGGCTGACATTACCGAAGCAACTGCTGTTGGCTGGGCTAAAGCCGCAATGGGTGACGATCAAGTAGCCGCTGTTGAAGCCGCTATCGATGCACAAATTGCAGAGCTTGCTACACCTACTGTTGGCGCTGGCACTCCTTGGTAGTCCAATGAATGGACCCTTTATCTTTAATAGCTATGGCATCGACTACCTTCAAAGGTATTCAGGTGCTAGTAAACAAAGGTGCTGAGATTGAGCATGTTGCTCAAAAGCTGGGTCATTGGTATGGCTTAGTTTCTGATATTAAAGAGGCGGAAAGAGAGTCAGAAAAACCACCACTGTTTAAGAAGTTGTTTGATGGCGAGTCTGTTGAACAGCAAGCATTAAATAGTGTTATTGCACAAAAAAAGGTCCAGGAGCAAGAAAAGCAGATACGCGAGTTAATTACCTGGGCTTACGGAGTAGAAACGTATAAAGAAATGATGCAGATGCGTCGTGATATACGGGCTAAACGTGAGCGGATAATTTACAAACAACGGAGAAGGCAGAGAAGAATGTTAGATGTTTCAGCAATTATTCTTGCTTTGATGTTTTCTGGTGGAATTGTTTATGCAACGGTATCGATCATAAGGAGTGCGGGATGAAGAACATATTGGCGTTTGCGGCTGTTGTGACAACGATGATTGTTTCTGCAGATACAGTGATTTTGTATGATGATGGTAGTCAGTATACGGTTGAAGATAACGAGCATATTTTTATCAGCAACTACCAAAAACTTTATTATCAACAAAGATACAGCAGGGGTGATGTGTTGTTTCACCTGACCCTGCCAAATACAAAACGTGATGTTGAGTACGTTGAAAACCCAAACCCAGTGGGCAGTCACGAGTGGTGTGAGTCTCACGACCTTCATGCAAATGGCTACACCTTTGAAGATCACGCTTGGTACAAGTCATGCGATTCTAATAACGATGGTGTTTATGACCTTTGTGATTGGTATGAGCCGACAGGCATTTCGACATTTGATGAAATTGAGTGGCAAGACAAGTGTAATGATGGCGATCCTTGGGATGGCTCATAGGCTGGTATACAGATAATGGCAGATGAAGGTTTAAAACAGGTAGCAGATACCGTATCGGTTGCAACAGGTGTTGGTGCATTGGCTGGTGTATTGCCTGCCATTAGCGCATTGCTGACGATTGTTTGGATGTCTATCCGAATATGGGAGACAGACACTGTTCAGCGCATTTGTGGGCGAGGTAAGTCGTAATGTTGCAAGCATTGATAGGGCCGATAGCTAACCTTGCATCTGGTTACCTGAGCAATAAGCATGAGCAGGCTCAGGCCAAACATCAGGCCAAACTACAGGTGATACAGAATGATGCTGATTGGGAAAGCAAGATGGCTGCGGCATCAGCCAACAGCTGGAAGGATGAGTTCTGGACTATTGTTCTTGCAGTGCCGCTCTTTTGTTTGGGTTACAGCGTTGTTGTTGATGACCCCGCTATTCTTCAGCGCGTTTCTGACAGTTTTTCTGCTTTGGATACTCTGCCAGATTGGTATCAGTATTTATTATTTCTTGCAGTATCTGCGTCATTTGGAATCCGTGGTGCTGACAAGCTGATGAAGCTCAAGGCCGGTAAGTAATGGCAATTAAAATAACCATTGGTCAGGGTTCAATTTCTGATGCAATGTTTCAGGATATATTTGAGCTTGTAAGCCAGCTTCAGCGTGTTGTTACAAGAGACTATTCAACTCAACAAGCTAGGCGCGTTCAGTTTTCTATAAATAGATGGCTTGAGCTGGTAGAGCGTTATGAAGCTGGCGAGGCTACTCTTGATGATTTAAAGAACTTTGATCCTGGCATTCTTGCTGATATGCCTGGTTGGAGTCGTTATATCAGTGATTTTATTTCTGGTGTTGAAGACGGTGATGGCGACGATGACGACGATGACGATGATGACAGTGACAGCGCGGCAGAGCAGTTAGAAAAAGATCAAGCAGAATCAGAAGAAAAAACTAAGGATGCAGAACAGTTAGAAAAAGATGCCCAGGCTGAAAAAGAAGCAAAAGAAGCCGAACAGGGAGAGAAAGAAGACAAAGAGGCAGAACAGGGAGAGAAAGACGGTAAGGAGGCTGCCGAGGCAGAGCAGGCTCAAAAAGATGCTGAAGCTGAACAAAAGCAGAAAGATGAGGCTGCTGAGAAGCAACAAAAAGATGAGGCTGCTGAACAGCAGGCTAAGGATGATGCTGAAACTGAGCAAGAAGAAAAGGATGCTCAAGAAGCAGAACGTAAAAATAAAGAACAAGAAAATGCAGACAAAGATGCGGCGGAGTCAGAGCGGTTAGAAAAAGAACAGGAAAACGCTGACAAGGATGCGGCATCTGAGCAGCGTGAAAAAGACGCCGAAGAGGGCGAAAAGGACGGCAAAGAACAACAAGCTGAACAGCAGGAAAAAGAGCAAGAGCAGTCTGATAAAGATCAGGCTGAGCAAGATGAAAAAGATTCTGAGCAAAAGCGCAAAGATGATGACTCAGAACAACAAATAAAAGACGCTGAAGCAGAGCAGCAAGAAAAAGACCAAGAAAGTGCTGAAAAGGATGCTGAGAATGAGGAAAAGAATCAGGAATCAACAGAAAAAGACAAGGATGCCCAAGAAGAAACTGAAAAAGATAAAGATGCTGATGAATCGGCTGAAAAGGACAAAGATACTGAAGCTGATAAAGATGCTCAGGCTGAACAGAATGAAAAGGATGCCGCTGAGCAACGAGAAAAGGACATCCAAGAAGAAGAGGGGAAAGACAAAGACAGCACAGAAGCCGAAAAGGACAAGGATGCCGAAGCAGAAAAAGATAAAGACTTAGCAGAGCAGCAGGAAAAAGACTTTAATAATGCTGAAACGGAAAAGGACAAAGATGCCGCTGAGCAACTAGAAAAAGACTTAGCTGAAAACGTAGCCAACAATGCAGGCATAACGAAAGACCCAGAAGATAGTGCGCTTGCTGATACCACTATAGATGGAAAAGACCCCGACCCTAGCGGCGATGGAGACGGGGACGGCGATGGCGACGGTGATGGGCAAGGCGAACAAGAAGATGTAGATACAGATATTAAAGATGGCGGCGAAGACCCCAATGAGGATGTTGAAAACAAAGACCCCGATGATGGTGGTGAAAATATTTTTACTACTATTCTAGGCAGTGTTTTCGGTAATAAAGACCCAGATGGCGGTGGAGATGGCGGTGGAGATGGCGGTGACGGCGATGGTAGCGACAACGGCGGCGGTGGAGAAGAGCCAAATCAGGATGTAGAAGATAAAGACGGAGAAACCGAAGATACCGACCCAGATAAAAAAGATGGAGAAACTGAGCAAGAAATACAAAATAACCCAATTAAAGATGGTGGTGGTGAGCTTGTTGAGGAGGCTATCGGCAACAAAGACCCAGGCGGTGGTGAAGATCCAGATATAAATCCAGATGAAAAAGATCCTAATGGCGGTGAAGATCCAGAGGAAATACAAAACAATCCCCTTAAAGACGGGGAAACAGTTTACGAGATTATAAATGGTAAGGATTCAGAGCCAGAGCGAAAAGAAAAAGAGACGGAGCTTGGTCAAGGCGATGACAAAGAGGGCGAAACTGTTGAGGAAGCGGCTAACAATCCAACAAAAGACGGGGAAGTTGCGCTTGAATTAGCCGGTACTAAAGGCCCTGAAGATGAAACTAAAGACCCTGGCGGTGAAGGAGATGTACTAAACCTGTTTAAAGGTCTTGGGCTTGGTGCTTCGACAGGTAGCGGGTTTGTTGCTCCAAAAGCAAGAGAGTTTATGTATAGATTGGATTTTAACTCTCCTGAGCCATTTGAGGGCAGCATTACTGATGAAGACTATGTGGCAAAACTTGAAAAGATGCGTCCTGAAGAAATGCTTGAAGACGTCATTAAGAGAAACTCAGGAAATTCTGGTGGAATGCTGACATGACATATTTAAATTTGGTGAATAATGTACTGCGTCGATTGCGTGAAGATACGGTGTCTACTGTTTCAAATGACACCTACAGCACAATGGTTGGCGACTTTGTAAATGATGCAAAAGAAATGGTTGAATCAGCTTGGGATTGGTCGGCCTTGCGAACAACATCAGGATCTCCGCTTACGATTACAACATCTGCTGGGGACTTTACTTATTCGTTAACTGGTAGTGGCGACAAAGGCAAAGTCTTGAATCTTATTAATGATACGTCCAATCTTATGATGGAGTATCAAACGCAAAACTGGTTTGATGATAAGTTTTTGATTCAAAACCCAGCATCTGGTGCACCTGAGTACTACACCTATAACGGCGTTGATACAAATGGTGATGCCCAGATTGATGTGTATCCCAAGCCAGATGGTGTTTATTCGCTCAAGTCACGAATTGTGATCCGTAAGACAGCACTTACGAATGATACTGATACCTTGGCTATACCTAGCACTCCTGTAATTCATTTGGCTGTAGCTTTGCTTGCGAGAGAGCGAGGCGAAACTGGCGGAACGTCTACGGCAGAGTACTTTGCTATTGCCGATAAGTATCTTTCTGATGCAGTTGCGCTTGATGCTCAAAAGCATCCTGAAGAAACAATTTTTTATACCCCGTAGGAGCAGTCATGGCGCAACCATTACAAAGCATTGACTTGATTGCCCCCGGTTTTAAAGGGGTAAACACAGAAGACTCGCCGCTTGCACAAGATCCATCGTTTGCAGATGTTGCAGACAATGCGGTTATTGATAAGCGTGGTCGTATTGCGTCACGAAAAGGAATTACTGTTCTTACAACCAACAAGACTGCGCTGGGGTCTGACCACATTCATAGGATTCATCAATTTTACGATGAGTCTGGCAATGATGTAATTTTTAGCACTGGCAACAACAAAATAATGACCGGCACTGCAACGCTTACCGATGCAACTCCAGGCTCATACACGATTACTGCTAACAACTGGAAGATTGTTAATTTCAATAATAAAGCATACTTTTTTCAACGCGGGTTTGATCCTCTTGTTTATGACAATGCAACAGGCGTGAGGACGTTTGGCACGGTCAACAGCAACACAACCGCTGCAACACTTAAGTGCAATGAAGCAATATCTGCATTTGGTCGACTTTGGATTGCTGACAATGCATCTGAAGCGCAAACAGTATATTGGTCTGATTTGCTAGATGGCGCTGATTTTACTAGCGGGTCTAGTGGCTCAATTAATGTGTCTAAGGCGTGGCCTGATGGGCATGACGTTATTGTTGGGCTGGCAGTACAAAACAATCTGCTTGTTATTTTTGGCGAACACAGCACATTGGTTTATCAAAACGCTGATACGCCTGCGATTATGAGTCTTGCTGACACTGTTACAGGTGTTGGCTGTATTGATCGAAACTCAATACAGGGCATTGGTACAGACGTATTGTTTTTGACTGATTCTGGGTTGCGTAGTCTTGGCAGAACAATACAAGAAAAGTCGCTGCCGCTGTCTGATCTTAGCGTCAATATTAAGACTGAGTTGATTGAGGTTATTAGTGCAGAAACAGAGCCGCTTGCGTCAGTTTATAGCCCTGAAAACTCTTTTTATTTGATTTGTTTTCCAAGCCAACAAACTGTTTATTGTTTTGATCTTAAAGGAAAGCTTGAAAACAATGCCTATCGAGTAACTAGGTGGACATCAGTGGGCCACAAGTCTTTTGAGCGAGACAAGGATGGCACCCTGTACATAGGCACATCGGATGGTATTGGCAAATATGATGGATACAAAGACAACACGTCGAGCTATCAGTTCCGATATTTTAGCCCAGGACTAACCTTTGGCGATCCTAGCCGCATTAAGCTGGTAAAAAAGATAAGACCTACATTGGTTGGTCTTAATGACGGCACGGTATTTGTAAAGTGGGCCTATGATTTTGAAACCGCCTTCGCCAACTATGAGATAAACATTGGAGATCAAGATCCAGCGTTTTTTGGCGTAAGTGAATATGCTGTTGGCAAATACACTGGCGGGTTACTAATCACTAGAAGGTCTGTTCAAGGGACGGGCAATGGCGGGGTTGTGACAATTGGCCTTGAGTCTTCAATAAACGGCTCAGCCTTGTCTGTTCAGGAGATAAACGTATTGGCGTTAATGGGTAAAACAGTATGAGTAATTACACTAAGACTACTAACTTTGGCGCTAAGGACACGTTGCCCTCTGGCGATACCAACAAGATTATTCGTGGCAGTGAGTTTGATACGGAGTTCGATGCGATTGCTACAGCATCAGCAACCAAGTCAGATACCGCCTCGCCTACTTTTACGGGAACGGTGACAGTTCCAAATTTTACAGTGACAGGCAATGTGACTGTTGATTTAGGAAGTGCTGATACAGTCACCATAGATGGAGGGACGTACTAATGTCGCTTTTTGGTGATATAACAGGCTTAGCTGCTGTTAATACGGCTTACAACAGACTTGGGTCGATTGGAGAAACCGCTCAGTCAGTTGCAAATCAACTTGCTATAGACCTTGAAGGTAAGTCTAGGTTTCAACCGTTTTCTGTAACTAGCGGCACAAGTGGTGCAAATGTAATGGCTGGTGGTTCTTTAGCTGTTGGCCCGACAGGTGATGCTAGGCAGTTACAAGATGCGTTGCTTCGGGACGCATTGTTTACTGTTGGCCCAGCTATGGGAAGCATGACAGCCGCTGATTTAGGCTTTGACTTTATGGGGCGGTCGCGTCCAGAGCTAGATCAACAATTGGTAACGCTAAATCCAACAGAGCAACTTGCAAGACAAAGTTTATTGCAATCTGCGGATTTTCTTTCTGAGGCACAAATGAGTCCTGCGGAAAGAGAACGCGCTATTTTTGAAAGGATTAGGGCTGTCCAAGCTCCAGAAGAAGAGCGGCAAAGACTTGCATTAGAGGAACGTTTAGCGTCTCAAGGCAGGCTTGGTGTTTCAACTAATCTTTATGGCGGTACACCAGAGCAATTAGCTCTTGCAAAAGCTCAGTCAGAAGCGCAAAACACCGCAATGCTTCAGGCTATGCAACAAGCGCAGGCTGAGCGTCAAATGGCTGGTCAGTTGGGAACGCAACTTGCAACAACGGGTGCTGGTTTAGGACAGGCGGCCCAAGATCTATTAACAGGTCGTCAGGCTAGAGGGCTTCAGTTTGCTCAATCTGGCTTAGGAATGTTGAGCGGTCAACAAGCACTCGAAGCGGCTCAGTTACAAAGGGCGCTTGCGGCAACGAAAGGCGCATTTATTCCTGAAGCTCAGGCTCTAAATGCTTTACAGCTTGGCCTTGCGGGTAAAGGTATTGCTCAAGAAGCTCAACAGTTTGGTACTGGTTTGTTTGGTGAGTCTACAATGACAGGTATTGATGCGGCACTTGCATCTGGTCTTGGTCAAGCAAACCTTATTGGCAATGTTGGCGCTGGCGTCCTTGCGGCAGGAGCGCAAAGTGGTAGTGGTGGATTGTTTGATTTTGTTTCTGATCTTATCAAGTCAATATCTGATGTCAGACTTAAAGAAAATGTTGAGTTTGTTGGCAAAAACCAACAAGGATT